GCACCCGTCGCCTCTTACATCTGCTTGGTGGCCTTCGGTGTCTCGTCCCTAAAGGCCTTCAGCCTCTGGTCCACTCCTCGGCCCGTGTTGGCCTCCCACACGGCGTACAGAAAGTCGCCCCAGGCCTTGAACTCACTCCCTCCAACAGGGCTATCGCCCTTCTCTTGCTCCGCGACATGCTCCAAGACCTTAGCCTGCACACCAGCCTCTATGATGTTCTTCAATTGGCCCGCCTCGGTCATCAGCCGCTTCGCGTCCTCGATCATCTGCGGGATATGCTGCTTCTCTTCCGCCGGGGCCTCCGGATTCTCCAGCAGTTCCTTCACCTTCTCCCGCAGCCTCTTGGCCTCGGCCAGTCTTTCCTTCCAGTCCATTTCACACCTCCATCAGATCCAACTCACACATATCCAACTCCACCAACGCCTTCGCCATCTCCTCTGCGGTGGGTGACTGCTCAGTCGGCCCGGCCGGCAATCGGTGCTGACGTTCAACTGCGGCCTGTTCAGACACAGGTGCAGGTGATCCTCGAATCATCACGTACTCCACACTGGCCTCCAGCAGAGGCACAAAGACCATCATCCCCTCCGTCCACTGCTCCCGTGGCGCGAACTCCACGGTCTCGCCGGTGGCAGAGTACGGGATCTTCCACAGATGCTTCTCGTCGCCCACGGACTCCTGAGCGATGACAAACACGTCCCACAGTTCGGTTATCCACCACGTATGGTACGTTTTGCCCGGCTCCGTTCCATAGTCATTCGGAAACTGCGCGCTGAATGCGCACTGGACGCGTTCCACATACCCCATGATGTCAAATACCTTGCGTGCTACCTTCACTGTCCTCTCCATCGTCGCTGCCAGCTTTTCACCTTCCTCCTCGGGTTCACCCCACTCTGGAATGTCTATCCCGGCGTCCTCCAGCACTTGCACCAGGGTCCTGAGTGCCGCAACGATGCGGTTGATATTGCGCTCGGCCAGCACACGTCCCTCTTTTGTCTCATCGCTCCCCGCGCCCTGCTTCTCCCACGGGGGGACAAGCCCCTCGTCCTTCATCCAAGCCCCCACCTCATCCAACAGCTCTTGCTCGCGCTCGTCTCCAGCAAGAAGCAACAGCTCACCGAAGATGGGCATGATCTCTGCGAAGAAGACTTCGGCACTCTTGCCGCCCTCCTCCCGCTCCTCTCGATCTTGGGATCGTCGCTTCACTTCAGCCAGGGCTGCCCTCTTGATCACGGCCAAGTCGTCACAGCTTAGCTTCATTCCTTCGCGATCTTCATCCGTCTCGGGCTCGTCCCACCCGCTCAGGCCATAATCGCTTGGTTTCTCTGGGAAGCTGCACTTGAGCGGAGACGGGGGACCTCCTCGCGCATTGATCGTGTCGGTTGTCGGTAGCTCGCACGTGGGCTTCATACCGGCGGCGATCATCTCCGTCCGACGCACGGTCCCCATAATCGGGCCGGCGGCACGTGGTGTCAGCGCCCCACCTCCCACTTGCGAGAAGTGACAGCGCCACGCGGCCGCATAATCGCCCTTGAACTTGTAGGACGAGTGCGTGCCAAACCGGTTTTTTGGACTCCCTGCAAACTTCGTCTCCATCGGCCACTCCCTCTCTTTCTCATGCTCGTCCACCCAATCCTGGGCTTCCGAGCGTGTCCACTTCTCCCGGTCGAATATGTACGCTTGGACGCTCGTGGTGGTCGCATCTCCGCGCCTGCAGATCCGACCCTGAATCCCGCTGTCATCAGCCCCGATGGGAATGGTTCTGAACGAGTCCGCTTGGCACTCATCGGAGTCGAAGACTGAGATCGTGATCGTGTTCTCGGTCACATCCACAGGCTTCACCTCACTCGGTGTCTCAGCCTTCGCGCTCACCGTCGTCGTAGCAGGATTCATCCCCCACAGGACCGGGCCGTACTCCCAGAGCCTAATCGTCCGCAGGTTCCGCACATTGACTGTCTTCCCCTCCCGCACAACCTCCTCGTAGTCGATGTCGAGGGGATCGTAACCAAAACTCCATTCGTTCACCGCGCCCTCCTTAACGCGGATGAACGCACCGTTCCCCTCCGGTGTGTTCATGAGGAACTGCGTCCGCGCCCAAGCACCGCCGGTCGCCTCTGGGAACCGACTGAGCACTTCGCTGGGCAGTTCGTCCCGGCCGATCTCCCGCATCTCAAGCGGCTTGCCAAGAGCTGCCATAATGGTGTCCGTCCGGTGCTGGTCCAAGACGCGGACCTTGCGCCCCCGCTCGTTGAATGTCTTGACGAAGGCTCCAGGCCAGATCCTGTCCAAGCCATCATCAACCACACCGAACACCGCGAAAATGTGCTCAACGATTCCCAGATCGCTATCTATCTTCGTGGCGATAAACGGTACGCTTTTTCTTTCCATGTCACACCTCTCCCATCACCATCCGTCTGACCCGCTCCCGCAGACAGTCTGCAGGCGTGGCCGGCACCCAACGAGTGGAGCGAACCTTACCTCCCCGGCTTGTCCGGAACGTTGTCGTCACCCTCTTGAGCATTCCATCGTTGGATATTCGGCTCTTCTGCTGCACCGGTGCATGGCGCGCAATGGCCCTCATAGATCGTTCGCCTCGCTCTCTTTCTCCTCACTCGGACCGATGCTTCGCCTCACAGATTCGTCATCCGGCACAAACACATAGCCCGCACCCCCACAGGAGCGGCATACGTTTTCCAGAGCGCCCGTGGTTCCCTGAAAACGAGCACCATAGAAACCTGGAGCAACCCTGCCGCGGCCTGCACACACAGGACAGACCTCGGCGTGCATTCTCCTCCGCCCCGCCTTCTTGCTCTCGCGCTGTAAGAACGGCACAGTGACGGACTCCAGCGACGCGCTGTGCATCGGCATTCTCGGCCTGACCCTCGCTTCCCTTCGGACCAAGCGATTCCGCATTCGTCGCGTCGCTGGCAGCTCTTCCCACAACTCATCCAGCTCATCCACCCCGTTCCGGCTCACCTGCCCGTTCCTTGGCACGCTCTTCCTCCGCGTGCCGCGCCAGCTCCTCATGGATTGCCCGCTCAGTACGACAGTTCCTCGGCGGCTGGGACCTCTAAGTCCACGACGACGGGGAGAAGGACGCATCGGCAAGAGGGATGCAGTGGCGGGCCATCAATGGCCTCGTAGTCGAATATCAACGTCTGCCAACTCTCGCCGACCATGAGGTCCATCCGCTCTCCCTTCCCGAAGAAGCTGCGGCCCAATCCCCTCGTCTGCTCCATCATAGCCAGGCAGAAGGGGCACGTGCGATCGTCCTCCGTGCACAGCCACTCCTTCGTCTTCACGCCCCAGTGGCCGTACAGCGCCTCGCTGCCCCGGGCCGACGCTCTGATCGTCTCGGTCCTGGCGATCATCTCCGCACGATACCCAGGCAGCCTTGCTTCGAGCCACGCCAGTTCGTCAGGGGACACATCGCCATCTGTCCACTGCCGGAACAGGTCACCGATGTGCCCCTGCATCTCGTGGATCGACCAGCCCTCCTCCATGCCGCGCTGCAGGGCGAGGTTCAAGCCGAGGCCCGTGGTGTCCGCAATGGTCTCGGCAAAGTGCAGCGTGTAGTCATCAAACCACTGTTCAGCAAACAGGTTGTGCACATTGAACGCGAACCCAAAATCGGTGTTCAGGGACTCGGCCTGCCGGGTGACCAACCCTCTCACGATAGGGGCAAATGCCTCTCGCCACTCGTCACCAGCCTCCTGCAGATACGCCGACCACTCCCGCTCGACGGTGTGCCACTCAATGGTCTGCTTCCTTCGCAGCGATTCCTTATGAGCGCGGTTGAGGATCGCCAGTACCGCTCGCTTGTCCCGCTCAAACTGCTCGCGGGCTGCCTCGCGGAACTTCACCTCCCAGGCACGGGAGATCAGGTTACGGCTTCGGCCAAACTGGAGCTTGGCTCGCGGGCTAAGACCGCGTCTTTTTTTTTACCAGTGAGCAGCCGAATGTGCGGCCGTTCCGGCGCGGGCAACCGCCTGGCCTGCTCCTCCGCTTCCTCTTCAGCCTCGGGGGTCGGGGGTGTGGCCGACCCGCCCGTCGCCCCTTCACTCTCCGGCCGCCTCGTGCCCGAGGGCATGAGCATCATCCCCACGTACCCTGTCTCGCCACCTGGGACATTCCCAACATCCAGACCCACGGCCTCCAGTGCTTGGTTAGCTGGCACACCCATCTGCCACAACTGGAACGCTGCCGTCGCCAGTCCGGGCACATTCTTCTGCAGAGCTGGCACACCCGACAGATCGTGCCTCACCCACGCCCCGTCGTCCGTCTGCAGGTAGTACTGATACTCCACCTCGAACAGTCGCATTTCTGGGATCATCGTGTCCTCCCAGAACATGCGACGGAGCTCCTGCGCGTTGGCCCGGATAGCCCGCTCCAAACCAAGGCGCGAACCGATCAGCACGCCTGGAACGCCGAAGGGTCCCAGGATCCGGGCTTCGTTCCGTTGATCTATCTGCTGGAACCCCATCTCCTCGAAGGTCATGCCGATACGCTCATACCTGCCCCCTCTGCCGAGCACGCCGGGCACATGCCACTTTTCGGACCCTCCGTATATCTCCATCCATCGTTCGCGCACCTCGGCTATGTCGTCCGCGTTCATGTCCTGCTCAAAACTGAGCAGGGAGCCCAGCATCGTTCCCTTCTCGAAGAAGATGTCCAGAAAACGAGTCACCGCATTGTCCACATCCGCACTCTGGGCCAAGGCTGACACGGGGGAGAGCCCATACCCCATGCCTTCCAACGGATCGAGCGGGTTCGGGAACTTCACATGCATCACGTCCTGGGGCAGGAGGGGCACGCCCTCGGCCAATGTCTTTCCTTCAGGCACATAGACATACCCCTTGATCCCCATCTGCGGTCTCGGCTTCTCATCGGGCACAATGTACGTACGGTCGGGGCGGAGACTGTAGATGGCCTCTGGGAATCCACCCCGGCTGGGCCGTTGCAGCCAGGAATAGCAGTCGCCCGCGATGTTCAGATACACCTCACTCTGTCCGGCGAATTCGCCCCAGCTCTGGTGGCGGTTCGGACGGGCGACCAGTTGGGCCAGCGGGTGCGAGGCCTCCACAGGCTCAGGGCGATTCAGTGGTCCTCGATAGGCGCGCAG